TAGCGTCCACCGAGACCGCAATCTAGGCCCAGCCATCGTCAGGGGGTGGCTGGGCCGCTCTCGTTTTGGGGAAACCCAAGCCCCTCCCCCCGACCGAGGGTGTTAGTCGGGGGGAGGGGCCACGCCTTTACTGCGCCGAGAGGTTCGAGCGCAGATTGAAGGTGATCACGATGTAGAGCAGCGGGAACACGGGCTGATAGAACGCCTCGACGTTCGCCACCGTCGGGTCATCGGGGGCGATGTTGGCACGGATGCCCGTGTAGGCGTTGACGATCTGTGCCGCCACCATGTTCTTGAACATCATCGCGAGGCGACCCTCGATCTGGCTCAACACACCCGGCAGGAACTTGATGCCGATGAAGTTTGCCAGCACCAGACGCGAGTTCTGCTGAACGTAGTCAGCAATCTGCACGATGGTCGGCAACTTGGTCAGGACATTCGACATGTCGGTGGTCAAGCCGTGGCGCACCTTGAGGAACGGCGGGGCGTCCTCGATGATGGTGACGCCGCGAATGGCCGTCTGGTTCTGCTGCACAGCGTCGAGCTTGCGGCCCAACTGGGTGAAACCGACAAGCTGGGCGTTCGTCCACGGAGTCGCCACATCGAAGTTCGGGCTGGCGCGGTTACCCGCCATAGCCGCTGCGATGTAGTAACCCTCGACCAGATACTCCTGCCGAGTGCCAACCGCGTTGGTAATCGTCAGGGTAGCCGTGTCGGGGTACACGATACGCATACGAGTGTTGCCCAGCAGTTGCGCCAGTGTCTGCACTTGCGGCGGGGTGGTGCCCGCTGCCATGCCGATGATGGCCGTCCGCTCGTTCTGGTAACGGATGCTCGACTGCACGCTGACGTTGCGGCTCAGGTACTGGAAGAACTCCGTCGAGTCGCCGCGCAGAGGCACGATGATGTCAGGCTTGACGTTGCCCGGCAGCGGCGTACTCAAGCTGTCCAGCACGTCGCGGTAAGTCGTCAGGCTGGCGAAGTCCGTACCCGGCACCTTCTGCGTCTGGGCGATGCCCACCAGAACCGCGCCGTTGAGGATGGCGAGGTACGCAGCCAGAGTGACAGGGTTGTCGGGCGACAGGGCACCGAAAACCTGCTCGACAGTCGCCAAGCGGCTGTAGAGCGAAGGCGTGAAGTCCTGCTTGGTGTAGTTGTAGGTGACGTAGTACAAGTCGCCAATCGCAGGCTCGTTGCCACCACGCTTGAACGTGCTGACCGTGCCGACGTTGCCCGACGCCGTGCCCAGCGTATCCGTCACGATCAACTCGACACCCGGCAACTGCACAGGGATCGTGCCGTCCGTAACGAACGTGCTAGAGCAGTTGAAGCGGAAGGTCTGACCCGCAGGGTAGGCCAAGCCACCCTCGCGCTCCAGAATGGTGAAGGTCAGACCCGTCACCTCGTCAACGTAGGTCTGGTTGATCGTGCCGTCCTGACCCGTACCGCTGTTGAGGTACGAGGTGTTGGCCGAGCCAGAGCCACCCGGAATCGAGGAGGTCACGGTAAAGCCGTTGAGGGTCGCCTCGCCAGTGACGAAAGTGCCCGCCGAGGTCAACAAGCCCGTGCCCTGACGCAGCGCATCATCCGTCGTCGAAACGAAGTCGATACGGCTGCTCGCGCCCACCGAGTTCGACTCGACGTACAGGTAGTTGATGTTGTTGATGTCCGCAACCACCTGAGCCACGCCCTCGCCAGCGAAGGTGTTGGCCGCAGCAGTGGCCACCGGGAACTTGGCCCCAGTGTTCGCCATCAAGGCCGAGACCAGCTTGGAGGCACTGACCAGAGTGCGGCTCGCCGTCGTACCCGCGACAAAGCCGAGGGTCGCGTTGGCGGTGCCACCACCGATGACCACCGCGCTGTTGACGTTCGACGAAACCGAGGTCAGACGAATACCGACACCCTCGCGGCGGCACATCTGGCTGTTGCGAACCGTCGTGATGTTGCCGAAAGGCGTACCAGTCAAGTTGGCAAGCGCAGAGTTGATCTGCGCCAGCACGCTGGTCGGCTCGCCGGGGCCGGGGGTGTAGCTGGAGAACACCGTGTTGTCACCAAGCGGAGTCAGGATGCCTGTACCGCTCGCGGTGAACGAGACGGCAACCGTGTTGCCGTCAACCTCAAAGAGGAACACGTTGTTGGCAGCTTCCGTGCCCGAGCCGTCGTAGAAAGTCACCGACAACTCGCCGTTGTAAGCGGCAACGCCAGAGAACTGCGTAGTCGAAGGCAGCGAGGCCGACAACGAAGCAGGCTGGATGGTCGCCTTGTTGGTCGCCTGAGCAGTCTGGCCAGTGACCAGACCCGCCTTGGCATTGCCTGCGCCGCCCTGCACGGTGATGCCACACTGGCTCAGGACGTTGAACGCCGCCATGTTGCCGTAGGTCGAGACCGACGAGTAAGCACCAAGTCCGGGCGAGATGCGTCCACGGATGACCAGACGGTCATACAGCAGCGCACCTGTGGTCGTGGTGGTGTAGCGACGTGAGATGGGGCCGCAGAAGTACTTGGCCGCAGGGCCGTCCGCTGCTCCAGTGTCGATGCCCGCGATGACCGCAAACTCACGGTCAGCGGCGACGTTGTCCACGAACTGGAAGTAGCCACCGTTCGTGGCACCACCAGCTTGGAAGGCTTCGCGACGGAACGTAAAGAGCAACTGATTGCCCGACGAAGCCGACACATCGACTTGTGGCAACCGCCAGTCAGCCGTGGGGCCGTTGCCGCCGTTGAAGCCAGCCGTGCCGTCAAGCTGCGTCTGAATCTGCGCGGCCAGAGCGGCTGCCGTGGCGTAAGTGGCGGGAGTCAGCGTGATGGTTTCCGTGGTCGTCACGGGAACCGCTTGGCTGTCCGTATAGGTAATCGTCAGGCGGTCGTTGACACCCACGCTGATGGTGTACCCAGCCGAGAACACCGTCGAAGCCGTCATCTTCACGCGATTGGAGGGGTTGTGCAGATAGTATCCCTGACCAATCTCTGGGGTGTTGCCACCGCCAGCCGTCCAAGTAGACGCAACCGTGAACGTCGCCACGCCAGCAGCGTAGCTGTAAGCCGTCACTGTGCGCTTCTGACCCACCTCGACACCGACGCCGGGGTCGGTGTTCATGATGATTTCCCACCCGACGTAGTAGTCGGTCGTGGTGTTCAGAGACGCCGTGGTGTCCGTGAGCGTGGTGGTCGTCGCACCGCCGTTCGCCTGTCCGTTGAAGCCCTCCGCTTCGATGTTGAGGGCACTCGCGAACGCCGCTACCGTCAACGAGCTTGCCGCAGGAACCGTGGGGGTCAGCGAAACGCCGTCCACGATGATGGCCAGATTGTTGTTGGTGCTGTCGAGCGTGTAGGTCACACCGCCAGTGGTGTCGTCGTAGGTCACGGGCGAGCCGACGAGAGTCGCACAGATGCCCGAGTCCAACGTGCCCGCACCCGCCTGCGGCGAAGCAAGATCAACAGCGGTCATCGCGCCGATGCTGTCGAACTTGATGAACAAGTTGTCCGATGCACCCTCGACGAAGGAGTACAGTTCGCTGCCCTCGACCGCAATCGAGGCGGGGGTCGCCTGACGAGTCTTGAAGGTCACCGTCACGATTTCATTGATCGGGCCGACGAACAAGCTGCTACCCGAAGCCTGATAGCGGGCACCCGCGTAGAACTCAGAGCCGCTCGGGAAGTTGATCGAGATGCCAGTCAGGCCAGCGGACTTCGTGTTGGGATTGAAGGTCGCGCTGTAGGTGTAGTTGCCGTCAGCGTCAGCCACCGTGTAGGTGCCAATGCCACCCGCGCCGGGGATGCCCACCGTCAGCAGATACTCCTTGTCCACAAGCAAGTTGTAGTAGAAGTCTGCCCAGACCGAGGCACCCGCAGGGATCGGCTCGGCCAGCGTGATGGTGCTGGTCTCGCTCTCGACCTTGGTAACCGTCACGGCACCACGCTCCAGAGCGTCTTGCAAGCTGTAGCCCCAGTAAGCCGTCACGAGGTCGGGGCGGTCAGTCGGAAGGTCGATGCGACCATTGCTGACCGACTGGAACAGCGACGTACCCAGCGGGCTGTTGCGACCGTTACCAGTGGTGGGCTGGTACGGAAGCTGGAAGGTCGTGCTGGTCAGCGTCGTGCAGGGGGCTGCGAAGTACTGGTAGTCCACCAGCGTGCCGCTGATTTGGGTCGAGCCAAACGCCGTCGAGAGAGCCGCAGTCGTGCTGCTGCCGACCAACAGGGCCGTGCCCCAAACGATGGTGTCGTTGTAGAGGACGTAATCGACCTCGTTGAAGTAATCACGACGGTTGGGGGTCAGGCCGACCAGCGAGATGTCCGTGATGCCGATGTTGGCGAGGTAATCGAACGTGTCCTGCCAAGTGTTCTGCCAGTAGGTAATCGTCACCGTGGCCGAAGGAGCCGGGGCGTAGGGCAGAGTCACGGCGCGGGTCGTGCCGTTGACAGCGGTCGGGATGACCTGTGTACCGTTGACCTTGGCCACCACCTTCGACGGGTCGGTCGTGGTGATACCACCGCCAGAGCCGTCCACAATCGGGCCTTGGAACGTGTAGAACACCGTGTTGCGGCTGGTCGTCTGGCCATTGACGAAGCCGAGCTTCGTGTTGGCCGTGCCACTGCCAATCAGCAAGTTGCTGGTTGCCGAAAGCTGGATCGCCTGCAAACCGAAGTTGTTGATGTAGGTGCTTGCCGTCAGGCCGGGGACTGCCGCCGTCAGCGTGTTCGCTACGACCGTGGCCGACAGGTTGCCCGCAGGCAGAGTCACCGTAACCGTCGTCGGGGTCGCGCTGCTCTGCACGGTCACGACGAACTGGTCGTTGACGCCCGCGTCAATCTGGAAGGTGCCAGTCGTCGGAGTGACGCCCTGTGCGCCGAAGATCACAGCATTTTCCGTCGAGACTTGCTCGCTCACGTTGTCCGTGAACAAGGTGTCGCGGCGATGGAAGTAGTAGGTGCAGCGGACAA